GCAGATGGATCATATAATTTTACAGGATTTAATTATACATTTAGAACTGGTACCCCTAACCAAGATTATATCCCAGGGTTCAGTTCAGTACAGGTAGAAAAAACTGGGCCGGGAGAGTTTAAGAAGTCAATTACTAAGGCAGTTACTATTAATAGTCCTATAGTAGATAGAGTAATAGCAACTATAGAACTTCCAGGATTAGTAAAATACGAGGATAATGGGGATATTGTAGGATCTACTGTTGAATACCAACTAGAAGTAAAAAAGAATGGTTCAACTATAGTTGAAGTGATTAACCAAGTACTTAAAGGTAAAACTACCTCTGGGTATAGAAAATCACATACTATCATACTACCACGAACTAGCCCTAGTGATTACTTTATAATAACTGCAATTAGAGTTACCGATGATAGTTCTAATACTAAACTACAGAATCGTACTCATTTTTATTCATATACAGAGTTAACAGATGCTAAATTAAGATACCCAAACTCTGCCGTATGTGGTATTGAATTAGACTCTGAGCAGTTTAATGCAATACCAACAAGAGGTTATCACGTACAATTACTAAAAATCCGGGTACCATCTAACTATAATACTACTTCTAGAAACTATAGTGGTATATGGGACGGCACCTTTACACCAGCTGTATATTGCAACAATCCAGCATGGGTTTTCTACGATTTAGTAACTAATGAGCGTTATGGTCTAGGGGAGTATATTAGTAGTAGTATGGTGGATAAATGGTCTTTGTATACTATTGCTCAATATTGTGATGAATTTATACCTAATGGTTATGGTAGTACAGAACCAAGGTTTACAATTAATACTTACTTACAAACTAGAGAAGATGCCATAAAACTATTGACAGATTTAGCTTCTGCATTTAGAGGTATGGTATACTATGGAAATGGCACTATAACTTTAAGTCAAGATGCCTCTACTACTAGCCCTGTATTACAATTCTCATCATCCAATGTTCTAGAGGGTACCTTTGTATATAGTGGGGCTTCAAGAAAGGTAATTCATACCGCCGCCCTAGTAACGTGGAATGACCCAGATTCTTTATTTAAACAAAGGATAGAATACGTAGAAGATAGAGAGGCTATAGAGAGATATGGGTATAACCCAACTGAAATAGTAGCATTTGGGTGCACTTCTAGAGGGCAGGCTCATAGGGTAGGAAAATGGATACTATATACTGAAAGAGTAGAATCTAATGTAGTAGTATTTAAGGCCTCAATTGAATCAGCATATTTAAGGCCTGGTGATTTAATAAAAGTAGCAGATAATAATCGTACAGGATTAGTGATAGCTGGTCGCATATTACAAGTAAACTCCAGTACATCAATTACATTAGATAGATCTGTATATTTATCATCCTCATATAGTTATTCTATACGATTAACTAATATAGATATTAGTTCAGGTACTCCAGTATTTACTACAACTGACTATAACATAGGTAATAGTACAGGGGATCATACTGTAATTACCCTTACTACTCCATTAAGTGCTTATATCACACCTAATACTGTATGGAGTTTAGTTACATCAGAGTTAGCTGAAGAATTATACAGGCTAATATCTATTAAAGAAACTGATACTGTTGGTGTATATGAACTTACTGGTATACTACATAATCCATCTAAATATAACTTTATAGAAAATAACGTAGTATTAGAGGATAGGGCCTATACTGCTCTAAATAAACTACCTAGTGTGGTGACTGGTACTACTTTAAGTAGTGGTATTTATTATGATAGTGTAGGTATTATTTCTCCATATATAAATATTGAATATAATAAATCAGAATATGCAGCTTATTATACAATACATATTAGAAAACCAAACGATAATTGGCAACTAGTTAGTGCAAGAAGCTCAGTTACTAGTAATACAATTTATAGTAGTTATATAGTTGATAATACTTATTATGATGTAAAAGTTACCCCATATAATATAGTTAATAAGTCCGGGCCTTCTGAAACCATATTTAATCAATATGTAGCTGGTAAACTAGAGCCCCCATCTGATGTACCTTGGCTATTTATAGATGGTAACCGTATTAGATGGGGATCCATACCTGATATAGACTTGGCTGGGTATAGAATTAAAATAGCTCCTGGTATATATAATAATAATTGGAATAGTGGTATTATAGAAAATTCTTCATTAATAACTAACACAGATTATATACTCACTAGTTATAATGGTATGGCTACTATTATGGTAAAAGCGGTAGACACAAGTGGTATAGAGAGCAATAACCCAGCTATAATTACTTCAAATATAGATGCAGATTATTCTTCTAATGTAGTGCATACTATAGATCTTAAAGGTTTAGGCTTTCCAGGTACTATTAATAGTGGGGATATAAGTGCAACTAATTTAGTATCCCCACCTAGTTCTAGCACACTTATGTTTAACGCACCAACTGCTAGTATGTTTACTTACTCTGGATTAGTTCAAATGTACCCCGGTACTAGCTATGATAGTATAGAGTATTATACTAACTTATATACGTTTAATAACTATATAAGCAAAATAAATACTAATTTATACACTACAGTATATTTTAACTACACACTATATTCTGGTATATCTTTTTATCTAGAATATACTGTATTAGGTAATAACTTATTTTGGTCGGGTGATTCAAATAATATGTGGAATATAGATCCAAATACATTAGCTTACTCTATAGAGTTGCCTATATATGTACCATATACAAACTCTGGTATAAATTTATACTCTGGAAAAGAATATAAATTTAGAATAAGGTCAGATGCACATTCTAGTATACAGACTGTATTAACACAGTTGGAATTGATAGTAGATATGCCAGATATAGTTAAAAGCTACAATGATATAATTATATCTTCAGCAGGCACCAGAATAGCTGCTAGTATTGGTAATTTTACTAATATTCTTAGTGTAAACTGTACATTACAAACTGGTGGTGGATCTGCAGTAACCGTAAAAGTTATTGATAAGGATATTTTACTAGGTCCTTTAATTCAATGTTTCGATTCTAGTGGTACCGGTGTTACCGGTATTGTAGATATTATTATGAAAGGATACTAATGGCTACTTTGCCAACAACTTCACAATTAACTGGTTCTATTATTACAGAAATTGATTTCCAAAATGGATTAATACAGTTATTATCTTTTATAGGGGATCTATTAGATACTGATGGTACGACAGCTAGCGCCCGTACTAAATTAGGCGTTCAGCAACTAGACCCTACATTAACAGCGCTAGCTGGTGTTGTTACAGCTGCTGATAAATTAATATATTCTACGGCCCCAGATACCTTTAGTACTACAACTATAACTAATGTAGCCAGAAATTTATTAGATGATACTAGTACCTCTGCTATGTTAGCAACACTGGGAGGTGCTCAGTCTGGTATAAATAGTGATATTACTGCACTAACTGGATTAACAGTACCTCTTGTCCAATTGGCATCAGATCAAGCCTGGACAGGGTCTCAACGCGGAGCCGTGGTCGCAGAGAATGACCTGAGTATTGACCTGAATGCTTCTAACAACTTCACCTGTACAACGTCTACCACCTCGACCTTGACGTTCACCAACATGACGGCGGGGCAGAGCGGGTGGATCAAGTTTGTCATCTCTGGGACACCTACGATTTCCGCACATGCGAACACGCTTATCAGCGCGGCCAACCTGACACGACTCAATACAGCAGGCACTTACGTCGGTAGTTATTTCTGCGACGGCACCAATGTTTATATTTCGCTCGGAGTATTCGTATGAGTGTCATCCAAAGCGCTGACGTAGGGGGCACCACTAGTGGTACCAGCTATTCGATTCCCAAGTCCCTACGGTTTCGTTCGTCTGCTAGTGCCTATCTGAGTAGGACCCCCGGCGTTGCAGGCAATCGCAAGACTTGGACTTGGAGTGGGTGGGTTAAGCGAGGATCGTTAACAAACGCTAATTTGTTTTGGGCAGCACCAGGAACTCCAGACAATGACTACACCCGCATACGCATTGCATCCGACGCTCTTGTATTAGAGAGTTACATTTCAGCCGCTACACAGTTCATAAAGACCTCAACAGCCCTTCTTCGAGATCCCTCTGCGTGGTACCACATAGTGGGCATTGTCGATACTGACAACGCTACTGCGGCTGACAGGGTTAAACTATATATAAATGGGGTGCGGGTAATTGGGTTTAGTTCATCTACCGATCCTAGTTCTGGTGCCTTAACTTGGGTTAATTCCACAAACGGGCACAGGATAGGTAGCGTAACAGCTACTGGAAATATTTACTTCGACGGCTACCTATCCGAAGTCAACTTCATCGATGGACAGGCACTCACACACAGCAGTTTCGGCGAAACCAACTCAGCCGGCGTATGGGTTCCAAAGAAATACACAGGCACTTACGGAACAAACGGATTCTACCTGGATTTTAGTGCTGGCAGCTCGCCCACCACACTAGGTTATGACCATTCAGGCAATAGTAATAACTGGCTGGCTACCGACATATCGACCACGGATGGGGCGACTTACGACTGGATGGAGGACACGCCAACGAATAACTATGCCGTATTATCGGCTGTTACACCTGTAGCTGGGACGGTCAGCATAACAAAAGGTAATCTAAGTTACACGAACACACATGCTTCATCAATATACAGAGCTTACGGCAATGTTCAAGTGTCATCTGGTAAATGGTATTGGGAAGTCACTGTGACAACAGGTACTAATGGGGACATTGGGATTAGGTTAAATGATCAATTAAATTCCACAAGTACTAATGGTTGGGTTGGTGAACTCGTTAATGGATATTCTCTTAGACTAGATAATGGCCAAAAATACTCAAATAATGTATTTGCGACTTATGGAGGTGCAGTCTCTGCAGGTGATGTCATTAGTATAGCTTATGATGCAGATACAGGTACTATTTATTTTGCAAAAGCAGGTCAATGGGCATCTGGTGGAGGGGCTTTTAATCAAAGTTGGGGCAGTGCTGTCGCAGCATATACAGGTCTAAGTGGTACAGTGGTTCCATGCTTTGGGACATGGGGTAGCAATGTTAGAGATTGCAACTTCGGTCAACGCCCCTTCCTATATACACCCCCCACAGACTTCAAGGCACTCTGCACCGCGAATCTTCCTTCCGTCACTATCGCTAATCCAGCGCAGCACTTTGATGTGCTGACACATACGGCGACTGGATCAGGTACAATTGATGTGACCGGAGCGCAGTTTACACCTGACTTTGTGTGGGCTAAGAGTCGAAATGACTCAAATTATCATGTTCTAGTTGACGTTGTTCGTGGGGTTAACAAACCACTTTCGTCAAATTTAACCAACGCTGAAACGTCTAACGACTGCGTTGCTGCGTTTTTATCAAATGGCTTCACCGCTTCTGGAACAGATAACGATAATATTTCGTTGAATTGTAGTATTGGAGGAGTAAGAAATTACGTCGATTGGCTCTGGAGAGCCGGAACCGCACCAACAACTGACAACGTAGCCGCGGCAGGCGCTGTACCAACCGCCGGTTCGGTAAAGATCGACGGTATGAATATGACCTCTACGCTCGCTGGAACCATTGCGGCAAAACGGATCAGTGCCAACACCACGGCGGGGTTCAGTGTGGTGACGTATACGGGGTCAGGAGTTAATGGAGCAACAGTAGAGCATGGGTTAGGTGTTGCGCCTAGATTTATTATTATTAAAGGAAAGGCTGCTGGTTTAAGTTGGAAGGTATATCACGCAAGTGTTACAGCAAATGGGGGCTTATATTTAGATTTACATAACGCTTATGCAGCTAGTACAGTATTTTGGAATAACACAGCTCCTACTTCTTCTGTATTCTCATTAGGAATTGCTACACAACTTAATCGTAGTGCTGATACCTACGTAGCCTACTGCTTCGCCGAAATCCCAGGATACTCCAAGATTAGCAGCTACACAGGCAACGGTTCTGCTGATGGGCCATTTGTTTACTGTGGATTCAGGCCGAGGTATTTGATGATTAAAATGTCAAGTTCAACAGGACATTGGTTGATGAAAGATGCAGCGCGAAACCCGACAAATGAAGTCAACAATAATATCGTTGCGTCCTCAGCCAATGCAGAAAATGAGGCAACAGTAGTCGGGACTACAGCGGTCAACGAGATAGATTTTACGGCTAATGGCTTCAAAATCAGAGACACTCATCCATACACAAACACCAATGGTGGTACATACATCTTCCTCGCCTTCGCAGAACACCCATTTGGCGGCGAAAATTGCAACCCTAGCCCAGCACGATAAAAGGAAAACCCATGTTTATCTTCAAGACCACCCAAAAAAGAGCCAATCCATACGCGCCTTACACGGATGCCAATGGGGTTCGTTATCCAAAAATCCCTATATCACTTTTGACCGAGATAGCTGAACCTATACCGCCGGAAGACTACTCAGAGGATATGTATTATCGGACAGAACAGGATACTACTCCTTACGTTGTCTACACAAAGAAGTCTGCTGAACAGATTGGAGCTATTACACTACTTCGGGCAAAGCAGCAAAGAGCATTAGCCGTATCTGAAATTAAAGTAACTACTACAGCTGGTAATGAGTTTGATGGTGACGAAGAATCTCAAGGTCGTATGGCACGTGCTATTACGGTGATGGAGGATGCCGATACTATTCCTTGGGTACTTGCTGATAATACTGTTGTCATTATTAATAAAGCTGAATTACAGGAGGCACTACGTTTGGCAGGCACTACAATGGCTTCACTTTGGGTATCTGTCTACTAGTATGAGATTACTAATTTCATTCTTAATCTCACTACTATTATGGTTTCCTATGCTAATAATATCTATACCTATTGTGGCAATACTTTTATCTACATCATGGAGCGGCAAGTCTACTTGGTTTGGTAACTATCTACATGGAAGAGGTCACGAACACTATAATCAAGGAAAAGTAGGATTCTGGCCGGAGTATGTATGGTTAGTATTTAGAAATCCAGTATCTAATTTTGGTAAATTTGTGCTATCAGTTAATCCAGAGTATAAGTGGATATGGTTAATAGAGCAACATATTGTAGGTACTTTTTGGGTAAAGTATGGTTGGAAAAATCCAGATGAACGCTTACCTGGCTCATTGAGGTCTTTTATATTTAGACCTTGGTTTAAATAATATAAATAATTAGGAGTATATAACTAATGACAGCATTACCACCTTCTATAAACTTTACTGGTAATATAACAGAAGGACAGTTAAAACAAAGTTTTACCGAACTAAGAGACTATCTAGATGGATTATTAGGGACTGATGGGTCTACTACAACAGCTCGTAGTACCTTAGGCGCACAAATATATAGTACTAGTCTTGATGCTTTGACCTCTGCTACTGTATCTACAGATACCATGCCATACTTTAATTCTAGTAGTAGTGCTACTAACACTACTTTGACGGCTTTTGCGCGCACACTGCTAGCCAGTATAGACGCTAGTTCAGCATTATCCACTCTAGGTATTAAATCTTCTAGTAGCTTACAGAGTTATACAGCATATACCACTACAGGCTCAGCACCGAATTATATTGTAACATTAAACTATGATATAGGTGCATCTTTAGCTACAAATACTAGACTGAGGGTTAAATTTCATAGTAATGGGGTTGGTACGGTAGCTTCTCCAGATATGTTACAGTTAATTGATACAAATAATACTTTTATTAATAAAGCTATTAAGTATAGAGGTGCAGGAGGTACCAAGCATAAGTTTGTACCAATTAATAATGCTTTACTAGACCTAGAATTTGATGGTACAGACTGGGTAGTTTTAAACCCTCCCGCACCATTATCTTCTGTAGTTTCTACATCAGTTACCTCGTATACTATTGATAGTTTTCAATATGGTACACTTTTTAATTTCGATGCTTCTAGTTGCACAGTTACTTTACCACCTGCGAGTACTGTAGGAGAAAGTTGGTTATGTGCAATAAAGGCGGGTGATAGTAGTACAATTATTATTGATCCCAACGCGAGTGAGGTCATCGATGGGAAGTCAAGCATCCTACTTTATGCAAACGAGGCGTGTACTTGCATGTGCGATGGCACCGCGTGGAAAATGGTCAGCAAAAGCGCCACTCAAGTATTTTTATTGAGAACTAGGTCAGTCACCACTCCGCTATCTGGAAACATTACCCCAACGGCTGGAGTTCTAAAAATGAGAGTAACCGTAAAGGGCGGAGGTGGTGGCGGCGGTAGGGGATTTCACTACGATGGAGGTGTCGGTGGTGGAGGCGGCGAGGGAGGTTCTGCGGTGAGTCAGATTATTCCAGCGTCGGTTTTTGCGTACACGATAGGTGCAGGCGGCGCTGGTGCTTCCGGTGGTTACTTGGGGGGCACTGGTGGAAACAGTACCGCACTCGGAATGACAGGTAATGGTGGCACTGGTGGAGATTTCTATTCAACGCTAGACGGAGCGTCACCAGGTATAGGTGGGTCGGGTAGTGGAGGTGCTTCAGTTATCACTGGGCAAAATGGAGGTTCCGGAGTTGTGTCGGGTTCTGGTGGCACTGGCGGGGGTGGTGGGGGTGGTGCAGGGGGCAACTACTCAGGATCGCCTACTTATAATGGCTCCCCAGCGTCATCGGCCGGAGCCGGTGGTGGTGGTGGGGCAAATGATTCAACTGGGGGCGCGGGCGCATCCGGAGTGATAATTATTGAGGAATATGCGTAATGAGAGCCGCACGAATTGAAAACGGAATCGTCGCTGATGTTTGGGATGTGTCAGCATTGGATTGCTACGAAGGTGTCACACTTGTTGACTGCCTGTATGCCGGAATCGGCTGGACCTACGCGGCTGGCGTGTTCTCCCCGCCACCGAGGTCACTGGCTGAAGCTGTCGCCGACAAACTAATCCAGATCGAGCATGAGCGGGATGCAGCCTGTATCGTCAACGTCACCGCGCACGGCAGGACGTGGCAGGCCGACAAAGTGTCACAAGACTTGCTCTCCGGAGAGATTATGACAACGCTGTCGGGCACTCCAATGTCGCCTATTTGGCGTGACGCCGACAACGACAATATGCCGCTGACTCACGTTCAGCAACTGATCGACATTGCTGCCGCCATCAAGGTGCAGAAGTTTGGCGCCTATGCCACATCCTGGACACGGAAAGCGGCAGTTGCGGTGGCGTCGTCCGTTGAGGAAGTTGAGGCGGCGTGATATTTTTGCAAAAACACGCCAACGCATAATTCATGCCAACAGCAAATGTCCCTGAAAATGTCCCGGTGCCTTGCCAGCCCAGCACCAGCGCGGCCACAGGCTTCCTTCACACGGCGGCATCCTACGCTGGAGACTCACACCCACAGTTTAATATCGAGGGCGTTGCCTTCCGTGATTGGCGAGGCACGGTCTGGGAGGTGTGCTACGCTATTATGGCTGACGTAGAAGCTGGTAATAGGTCTACTCCAGATATATCAACTTTAATTTCTGAACTCCCTATTTTGAATTTAATATAACTAAGGAAAATCTAAAATATGAATAAACTTACACAATTTTGGGACTTTATAGACAAGCGATCAATTATTCGTAGAGGAACCTTAATAGCTACAATATGGCTTAGTTGGTTATCATTTGAGTGGGCAATGATATTTGCGACTGAAACCACAAAAACCGGGGCCGAGGTCGGCCTAATTATTGCAGCTGTTACAGGGCCTATTGCAGCACTACAAGGTTTTGTACTAAAGGTATATGCAGATGGCCGCAATCTTTGAGCTATTAAAAAATAGGTATGCTCAACTACTACTAGCAATAGTAGTAGCTTTAATACTAGGGTTTACTAGTGGGTATAGTTATAAGGCTGATAAAGTTGAACTAGAAAGACTGCAACAATTTGAACTTATACAGGGTAAACTAGATAAAGTTTTTTCTTTTTCTCAGGATCAAGCTACAAAAGCTAGAGAGTCTACCCAAATACTAGAAGGCCAGCTAGGTATTATATTAGGTAAGGTAAAAAATAAGCCTCTTTCAAATGTACCTTGTGTACCTTCAGAGGACTTTTCAAAAACATGGATGGAGATAGATAATGTTACTAAAAAGCCTAATAGTTAGTTGTGCACTATTAGCTGGGTGTTGTGCACCAGTACCAAAACCACCCCAATTTGATTCTTATTTAACCTCTAGGTGTACTCAGCCAGTTTTAGATAAAGCATTCGCTAATTGGGAAGAAGTAATAATACAAAAAGCTAAAGATAAGAAAGCTTTAGAGGAATGCGCTGGTAAACAAGAAGGTTTATCAAACTCCTATAAAAATTATCTAAGGGAATTTAATGCAACTAAGTAAAAATTTTACTCTAGCAGAGTTAACTAGAAGTGACTACGCCACTAGGCAAGGAATTGATAATACACCCTCAGAGGCAGTAATAGATAATTTAAAAAATCTAGCTACTAATATCTTACAGCAAATTAGGGATCGTTTTGGTACTGTTATAGTTAATAGTGGATATAGAAGTCCACAAGTTAATTCAGCTATAGGTGGTTCTAAGTCATCAGACCACGTACTAGGATTAGCTTGCGATATTGAAGTACCTGGAATGTCTAACTACGCTTTAGCAAAGTGGTGTTCAGAGAATTTAATATTTAAACAATTAATTCTAGAGTTCTATACACCAGGTGACCCCGATTCGGGGTGGGTGCATATATCTTTAGGTACTAAACAACAAGTACTAACTGCAGTAAAAGAAGGTAGTAATACAATCTATAAGGTTGGATTAGTAGCATAAAAAAAAGCCCTAACAGATTTCTCTGTTAGGGCTTTTTTATTACATCAGTTCAAGTTCGTCTTCTGGCCAAAATGCTACTTGTAAGCTTCCATTTTCTGTAGTATATTCAACTTCAGTAATTAAACCCTTAGTCCTATTTTGATATAAACCAACTACATGTCCACCAATACCACTACGTCCATGATAGATTTCGTCACCAATTTTAAATTTAAATTCTACCATATACACTCCTTATGTTCAATACTTTTTAAATAGTTAATATCTGCAGTAGTTAACTCTGCACTATACATCTCTAGTAGCTCTGCTGGTGTCAGACATATATCGTACCCAGCATGACTAGGCAGCATGGTTTGTAGTTTGAAACACCAGCAGTTACTACCTCCAGTACAGTATAAAGCACTAGGTCTTAACTGCCTAGGTTTTAGTTCTTCAAGTAACTTATCCATTATCTAATT